TCAGAGCAACCGGGCGCCGGGGTTGTCCTTGGACGGGCGGTAGTACGCCACCACGCTGGCCACGCTCCGGTGGCCGGTCATCGCCATGGTGTCGGCCAGCGGCACCTTCTGCAGCGCCGCCTCGGTCACGAAGCCTGACCGGAGCGAGTGCGCGGAGAACACCTCCGGCAGTCCGGCGAGCCGGGCACGTGCCCGCACGATATCGCGCACGGCGGCGGGCGACAGGGCATCGCCGAGGTGCCCACCCTTGCGCACCTGCCGGAAGATCGCTCCGTCCCGGATGCCTGACGCCTCCAGCCAGGCTTGCAACGCCTCGCCGGCCATGCCTTCCAGCGGCTTGTAGTTCTCCGGGCGGTCGGCGGCCGCCTGGTTGCTCTTGGAGTGCTGCAGCGCATAGGTGAAGCTGCCCTCGCCGCCGCGGCGCAAGTTTTTCATCAACGCGCCCGCCACTTCGGAGCGGCGGCGTCCTCCCGACGCCCAGGCGAAGAGGAGGAGGGCACGGTCGCGCACGCCTTTGAGCGAATCGTCGCAGGTATCGAGCATGGCCAGCAGCGGGTCTTTGGTGAGTGCGTCCTTCTTCTGCGGCAGCGCGCCCCGCTTGCCATACGCCCGCCGGATCTTCGTCATCAGCTCGCGAACCTGCGGATCCTGGCAGGGGTTCTTCAACTCGCGCAGGCGGTGGGCCTTGGACAACACGGCGATGCGGTGGATGAGGGTGTTGAGCGCCATCGGCCCGGGCTTGCCCTTGAACCCGGCCCGGACCAGTGCGTCGTCCACCGGGGAGGGCAGGTCGTGCGCCAGCCCATCCGCGGTGGTGCGCTGCGCGTGGTCCACGATGAATTGCAGCACGACGGCCGCGGGCAGGGGGAGGGCGATGGCCTGCCCATAGCGCAGGCCGAACCACGCGGCCCAGTACCGCAAGGCGGACCGATAGCTGGCCAGCGTGTTCACCGATTCGCCTTCGCGCATCAGGTCATCGACCGCATCCGCCGTCACCTGCGACAGCGTGGAGGGCTCAAGTGCGGGAAGGGCGGCTTGAAGAGGCAACAACATGGTGAACCGGCATCAGAAATGGTTGATCTATTGTAAACAATACATATGACATAGTATAAAATACATGATTATTTTATAGACCGCGATAAACATCGATTATCGTGGGTAAAAAACAGGAGGAGCATGCAATGCAGCCGGCAATCGTTCGAGGCCCTCGCGGCGTGCAGTTGGAAGACGTCTGCGCGGCGGCCGACGCCGTCCTCGCCCAGGGCGACCGCCCGACCATCGAGCGGGTGCGCCAGCAACTCGGGCGCGGCTCCCCCAATACGGTGGGTCCCATGCTCGACAGCTGGTATGCGCAGTTGTCCCGCCGCCTGCAGCCGCCCGGCGCTGGCGCAATGGACGCAGGCAGCACGGAGGAGGGCCTGCCCGGCCCCGTCGCACGGGCGGCCAAGGCGCTGTGGGGAAGGGCGGTGCAACAGGCCGACGAACGGGCCACCGCACGCTTGGAGACGGCGCAGGCCGAGCTGGCCTCGCAAGCCGATGCCCTGCGCGAGGCGCAGGAGGCGCTGGCCGACGACGCGCAGCGGCTGGCCGATCGCAGCGCCGCCTATGCTCTGGCAATGCAGGCCAAGGCCGAGCAGATCGCCGAGCTGGGCCGGTTGAACGAAGCCCAGCAACAGCAGCTGGCGGACCTGCAGCAGCAACTGGACGGCGCTCGCTCCGACTGCGCGCAACTGCGCCAGACCATCGAGAACGACCGGCGCCAGCAGGAGACCCGGGAAACGGAGTACCGTGCCGAGCGGTCCCGATGGGAAGATCGCGCCCAGGCGCAGGAGCGCCGGCTGAATGCCGAGGTCGACCGAGCCCGGCAAGAATCCAAGCGCCTCTCGCAGCAGCTGGATCAGGACGCGAAGAAGGCGTCCAAGGCGGCGGCGGACGCGCTCGACCGCGTCAAGGATCTGGAGGCTCAGCTCGCCCAGCGGCAGATCGACACCGCGAGCCTGCTGCAGGAACTGGAGTCCGCTCGTTCGGAAGTTGCGGCACTGCAGGCCAGGCTCGACGAGCGGGACCGCCAGACCTTCGCCGTTCTGCAGGAACTGCGGGACCGCCTGCCGCCCACACCCATGCCGGAAACCGTCACGGCCCCGAAGCCTCGGAAGGTCCGGGTCCGGCGATAGACAGAGGTTGGGGAAGCGCTGTGGGCGCTGAGCGGCAAGGACACCGAGTGTCCAGCAGTCACGCCCGGTGGCGCACCGCTGTCCGCTAGCTCATCGATGCGACTGCGACTAGATCATTTGACATAATATACATCGTATCTACTCAAAGCTATTGCAATGGTTCGCCTGGGAATCTGTCAAAGCATCCGTTTGGCGGCGACGATTGCTGCCATGGCAAGCAGAGCGATCAGCACTTTGCTCATGACTGATCGCCACGCCCTGCGGTGCTTTGCGCGCTGACGATCAGCCTCAGACATTCGAAAACCGGCACGCTCAACGTAGCCGGTTTTTTTTCGCCACCAGTCCCTATACCAGTCTCGGTTGTCGCTTGCCATGGTGTCTCCTCGGCAACGATTCTAGAAGTCGGAAAGAGACGCTCGCCAGGAGTGGCCCGGCCGCGCTTCGCCGCTGTCCGGGCCACTCCTGGCGAGCTACTGGACGACGAAGAGATAGGCGCTGTCACACGCGAAGATGACAGCCCGGCCATTCGGCCGATATAGAGCTTGCTTCGCAGCTATGGGCGCTCGCCGCGCGGCGTCCGTTGCCCGTCAGGTGTTGCGCACAGCACCATTCCCCTGAGTTCTTCGCCTCTTCGGCCAACGCTAACCCTTCCGGCCCGCCCTCCGGTGGGAATCCATAAATCGTTGATTTACAAACCCTCCCACACTCCGGGCGGGCCTACAGGGTTGGCTTATGGCACGGCGAAGAACTCAGGGGAACGGTGCAAGCAGAGGCCGCTTGCACGGGCAACAGACAACTGTTGACCGGCTCGGAATCTAGGGGCCCGGTACACCTTCAGGAGAGAACCATGATCGCAGCTAACTACCGCAAATTTCCCGAAGCCATGGCGCTGCAGCTGGTGCTGAACTTCGGCCGCGTGCTGGTGTGGGCACTGCCACGGCCGACGACGCGAGTTCTGCGTGCGATTCGCGCAGATCGTGCGCGGGCATTCAAGGCAGCGGGCATGGTGCGCTATCCGAAGGCCAAGCAGACACCGGCCTGGGTGAAGGAAGCGGCGCGGAAGGCACGCGAGCTGGGCGCTGCTGTTCGCCAGTCGTGCCGGTCGCTGGGTTTGGCATTCAACTGCGACACCTCGACCATGAACCCATTCAAAGCGCGGCTGGTGGACATGCGCATGCAACAGTGGAGCGAGATGTAATCGGTAGACTGGGGGGATGAACATGGTTCTCGCCTGGGTTGCGGCCCACCCTTGGATTGCGTCCACGCTGGCCGTGGTGGCAGGTTTCGCGGTGCGATGGGCGCTCGGCCGGCCGAGGCGGCGGCGGCCTACCCTGCGTCTGCGGTCGAAGGCTGAGCAGGCGGCGTTTCGGCCGGTCGGGACGGTGTATTCGCCGAAGGCGTTTCGGCGACCACGTCAGCCGCGTAAGGGTTGAAGGGGCGCTGCTCGCGCCAGTCGTTGCAGGCGTCGCTGCTCACGTCGGGCAGGCGCGACTTTCCGGAGAAACAGACGCAGTTGTCATTGATGCACATCGCGCCTGTGATGGTGGGCATTGAGACGACCTTTCGCAGATGGTCGTAGGCTGGTGCGGTCCAAGGGCGATCACTCAACCTCGGAATGAAGTCCACGCGCTCATCGGGGGGCGCGAGCGGTGCCTGTTGGGTGGCAGGTACTGGGGCCTGCACGGTGGCGCCTGGGAGCGGCTGCGGCAACGTCGGCGGCGGGGTTGCTGGGGCGGGATTCATCCGAGCGTTGATCGCCTTGTAGGCGTACCAAGACAGCACGCCGACAAGCACCAGAGCGGCAACCATCACGGCCAACATCCAGGGCACCGAGCGAACCGGCTTGATGTGCACCGATGCGCTTTTGTACTTGGCAAAGATGTGCTTGGGGAGCCTATAGCGCTTCTTGATGGGAGCGTTTTTCCAGGCGGTGCGGCAGTTGTCCGCGCACTCGGGCCATTCGTACCACCAGCGGCCGAGGATGCCCAGATCGCGGAGGTGGACGTGCCGCCCGACCAGGGCGCGCACGTTGGAATCCACCAAGTTCGGGCCCTGCGTGATGATGTAGAAATCGAGGCCGCGATGACGGTGGGTTTCCAGCAGTGCGACGTGATCGGGCACCTTCTGGCCGGGGCCACGCGGGCGCCAGATGCGCTGTACCTCATCGATGACGATGAGCGAGCCATCGGGCACCAGCTCGGGCCAGCGCTCAGGCTCGGCGAGCTCGACGTGATCGATCTTGAGATCGGGGATGCCGTTGGCGTAGACCTGCCTCCCCTGCCCTAGCTCCTCCAGCATGGAGACCAAGGCGGCCGACTTGCCGGTGCCAGGTGCGCCAGTGATGAGCGTGAGCATTTAGGCGCCCTGCCCGGTCGTTTGGAGGGCGAATTTCTTCATGACCATCCAAGCCAGTCCTGAGACGATGCCGCCGCTGGTGATCGCCATGGCTTCGAAAAATCCGGCCATGGCGAGCAGCTGCAGGACCTCGCCGCCGAAGCCAGTGAATGCGGCCTTTGCGGCGTTCATGGCACCGGCCAATGCGGTGTCGGCGCCTTCATAGGTGGTGTATCCGATGCCAAGCGCGACCATCACCCGCGACACCAACGGCCAAGAGATTTTGGCAAGCCATTCTGCGATTCCTTCCATGGTCAGTCCTTTCGTGACAGGCCCATGAAGGCCAGGGCAGCGGAGAGATACGCGAAGCCGATCAGCAGCGGTCGGATAGCGCTGGCGAAATCGCAGAGCAAGTCCCAGCGGAAGGCCATCGTCTTGCCGAGGACGATGAACTGTTTGGGCGCGGGGCAGCTTCCGTTTGCGGGTCCAAAGCCGTCTTCTCGCTTGAGATCGAGCGTGACGGTCTTTGTCTTGAGCGTCTCGGGTGTCAGGTCGCCGAGCTTCTGGCAGGCCACGATGTCGGGGTGCTTTTCGCACAAGGACGGAGGATCTTTGGGATCCTGCGAATTGCCGCCATCGTCCGTGCCTGCATCAACAGGATCAGAGGAGTCCACGGGTTTGTTGATGGGCTGGACATCAACCCGGAATGGATCCTGAGCGGTTGGCGAAGGCGTGATGCGGACGCCGGGCTGCAGGTACGGCTGATTGGAGGCGTCAACAGGCTTCGACGGGTCGTATTGCGGATTAGGGACAGGCCTACCGGTAGGCACGAAGTAAGGCTGCGGCGTGGGATTAGTGCCAGGAGTCGGGTTGACAACTGGCTGCTCCACAGGGAGCCTTGTCGGATTTGGAAGCTCGCCAGGGACAGTCTGCGGCATAGCATTGGGTGAAACGATTTCCTCAAACTGCGGCTGAGTGAGAGCAGGACTCAAACAGCCTGCAGGGGACTGCGTCCAGCCTGGGGGGCATTCAAGAGGGCCGGTTGTCTTTTCGGCCCTGGTTGAGCCGAAAACAACAGGGTCCCAATTTGGATAGCTCTTGTAACGGTATCTACAGTTGGCCTGCACACCGTTGGAAAACATCTGAGGGCCGGCATACGGATATGCGTCTTTGTTGGAGATCGTTTTGTCGTAGCCTGCCTTACACGCCGCATCGGCGGACGGGAAGCCCTGGGGCATGTCTTCGTAATACCAGACGGTTGAACCGGATTCTTTGGGGTCGGTGCTCTGGCGCCAAGTGCCGGTAGCGGCATCCCACACGACCTTGGAGATACCGAGCCAGGTAGCAATCCCAACACCGGCACGAACGTAAGGGTTAGCAAAGATGGCAGCAGCAGCTACTTTTGCCGCTTGCGGCGCTAAGCGATAGGCCACGCCAAGCCGGGCTGGGCCGCCGGAAGTAGGTATTGAAAGGGACGCAGGTTGCCTCATGATGGACGCTACCTGCGTTGCGCCGGATGGTGGAGTGAAAGTCCAGGCACCAGGTGAGCCACCGAAGCCAGGTGGAGGTGCGGGAAACACAAAGGCGTTAGCGCACCCAGCAGTGAGTGCAGCCAGGGCTACCAGCGTGCGCAGCAAATCCATGCCATCCCCAGCACGCCGACGAATGCGGCCCAAAAGTCAGGTGTCGCCATCACGTTGTTCTCCCATAAAAAGACTGCGGGCGATGAAGATCAGGGCGTAGGCGCCGAACCAAGCGCCGGCGACCATCCAGCCCATGGAAAGGCCGTCCGAGACCTGCAGCAGGTTGCAGGGCTGGGCGGTGTATCCGGCGACCATTTGAAGCGGCGTGCCGCCCGCTATGGGCTGCAGCCGGTAGGTGATGGAGGTGTCGGCGACTGCGGACACATCCACGATGTAGGCAGCGCCACCGTGCGAGACGACGGCGCCCACATGCTGAGAGGCCGAAGCCTGCGCGGCCTGCTGGGCGGTGCTGTAGCAGGCGCTGTCAACCTGGTAGGCCATCAGAGTCCCCGCTTGATGAAGTGGTGGCAGAAGATGGCGATGCGGGCTGACAGCACCAGGGCAGAAACGAGCGCGACGTTGACACCCATTTCGGCCAGGATTGGTGCTATCAGGACCACAGGAGCGCCCTACCCTTACAGGCCCTTGCGGATGAACTTGAAGGCGTAAACGGCCACGATGGCGGCCAGGACGATGCCGGCGACCTTCAGGGCGTCGGTGGACAGATCGGCCAGTGCCGTATCGACGGCAGCGGGCACCGCGGCGTGAGCAGCAGCGGCCAGGGAGGTGCCAGCAGCAACAGCGGCGTAGCGGAGGGTTTGCAGGTTGAAGCGGTTCATTTCAGTTTCCTTGTGCCGGCCGGTTAATGGAGGTACGCAGCGGGGCCGGCGTCCGCTGTGTTCTTAGGTTCGGGGAGCCACGAAAACGGCCCTGCTGGGTCGATGCGGCGGGGCGTGGTGCGCACTCGGATAAAGCTGCAAAAACCGCCGCCCGTTGGTGCGAATTCAGACTGGAGAAGCTCTCCATTTGCGTGATTGACGTAACCGCCTCCAGGCGCAGGTTTGAAGTGGTCCGAGACGGCCGCATTGCCCTGCACGTAAGCAGGCCAGAGAACCCAACGGCGAATAGCACGTCCAGCAGCGTCAAGGCCGCCAGCTCCATGTATACGGGCTCCATGCGGATAGCTCCCAACGTTCTTGGAATCGACCTTGCTCGCGTACTTCATGAGGTACGCAACCGGGGCAGTGGACTTGTCGCGGCGGGTCATGCCGTGCGGCCACATGGGGGCATGCCAGTGCTTGAGGCCCTTGCGGTCGATGGATGACCAGGGCATGTCGCCCTTGGGGGGCGTGAGGCCTGCGGCGAGCCACACGATCACGTGATAGTGGATAACGCCGCGCTGCTGGAGCTCGGCCACCCAGGCGTAGCGCAGGGTGCGGCTGCCGGTGCGGGCGTAGTGCCAGCGGCGCATGCCATCGAGGTAGCGGCTGATGTGCTCGGGGCGCCATGCGCCGTTGTCGCCGGCGTAGGTGAGGGTCTGCATCCAGATCTGCTGGTTGCGGGGGCCGAGGTTGTGCAGCTGCTTGGCGGCGATGCCGAGGCCCTTGCGCAGGCGAGTGACGCGGGCCTGCTTGGGGTCGATGGTGATGACGTTCTCGGCCCAATCAACAACTGTCAGGCCACTCCTGCAAGTTGTTGATACTGAGACAAGCCCGGAGGCGCTGCGCGCCTCCTGCTCGGCACGCTGCGCTTCAAAGCGAGCGATGGAGCGCGAACGGAGGAAGTCCGCAGCGGCATTGAAACGGGGCGCGGTGGTGAGCATCAAGGCCTCCCCGCAAGCCAGGTAATCACTTTGACGCCGAGCCAGGAAGCAAGCAAAACGCTCGCGCAGAACAAAGCGACGGAGACGTAGGGATTCAGGGGAGCACAGAACAACGGAGCGGCGACCATCAGCATCCCCAGCCGATGATGTGATCGGCCCAGCCGACGAGGCGCCAACGGGCATCGGCGACGGCCTGATGCCATTCGGGCGTGTTGCGGGGGCGGTCGAGCAGCTCGCGGTAACCGAAGCGGAGCGCGACAAGGCGGCGGGCGGCGGCGCTCACAGCACTTCCTCGCTGATGACCATGCCGTTTCGGCTGTAGCTAACGGAGCAAGAAACGCCGTCATGCTCGCCCCAGCGGAAAGCAGCAGTGACGCCATCGGGCGCAAGGTCGGGGGTTTGCTCCAGCAGCAGGGCAAGCAGCGCGTCGTGCACGGCTGCGAGCCTTGCGGAGTGCATTGCCTCGGGGGCCAGCATGGTCAGACCCGGGCGGGTGCTGGGGCGGGCTTGGCGATCAGGCGGGGGGCGATAGCCAGGTTGCCGGACCGATCGACGTAGATCGAGTTCGGGGCCAACATATATTCCCCGGCGGGGTAGAAGAGCGCGGCGCCCTCCTTGTTCTTTTCGAGGATGATCTCGACCTTCTCCGGGTAGGGGTTCGGGTTGCCCGAACGGTCGGAGGTGTGGACCCACACAGTTTGGAAGTCGAGGGAGTAGGCTTTGCCTGTTGCCTTGGCGGTGCCGCTTTGGTTGCGGACGTCGGTCGATGTCACCGATACTTTGATCAT